TGCCGTGTTCGAGGAGTTTGGTATAACTGCAAAAAACTATATTTGGTATCGAGTTTTAGATGGTGATAAGTCAGACAACATAAATGGTGTTAAAGGACTTGGTTTGAAAACGATAAGAAAAAAATTACCATTTTTGTGCGAAAACGAGATATGTAATATAGATAAGGTTATTGATGCTTTACCAGAATCTTCTGATATAATTGACAGAAATTACAAATTAATGCAGTTACAAGATGTGGATATATCAGGTTCAACTAAGAGTAAAATAATAGACAGAGTAAGTGAACCAATTAATCGTTTGGTAAAATACAAGTTTCAGACTATGTTCTTGGAAGATAAACTTTATAGTGCTTTACCAAATATAGATAGTTGGTTATTAAAAACATTTAATCAATTAAATCAATACGCAGAAAAGAGTCAGAATGAGTGAAACCCTAACACAATTTGGAACATCATTTCAGTCAAAGATTGTAGCTTCACTACTAAGTGATATGAAATTCTTACAGACTATTAATGATATTCTTGAACCAAATATGTTTGATTCAGATTCTAATAAATGGTTACTTAAAGAAATTAGAAATTATTACTTTGAATATAAAAAACAACCTACACTTGAGGTATTAAAAGTAAAAATTGAAGAGATAGATAACGATGTTTTAAAAAGTGGTGTGGTTGATAAACTAAGAGATGTTTGGAAAAATATAGAAGCAACTGATTTAGAGTTTGTTCAGAATGAAACTCTTGACTTTTGTAAAAATCAGACTTTGAAAAATGCAATATTAGAGTCTGTAAATATGTTAGAGAAAAAAGACTATGATGGTATAAAGACTATCATAGATGAAGCTATGAAAGCTGGTACTTCAAGAGATTTGGGACAAGATTACATTACTTCTTTAGAACAAAGATTAGAGGAGTCTTCAAGAACTACGACACAAACACCGTGGGATATTATTAATGACATTATGGATGGTGGACTAGGTATTGGAGAGTTAGGTGTAATTGTTGCTCCCGCTGGTATTGGTAAGTCTTGGACACTACAAGCTCTTGGTGCTGGTGCTCTAAAAGAAAATAAAACTGTAGTTCATTACACACTTGAGTTAAATGAAAACTATGTTGGTTTGAGATATGATTCTATTTTTAGTGGTATAACAACAGCTAACATAAAATATTATAAAGATGAAGTCAAGTCTAAAATTGAAAAACTTCCTGGTAAACTTTTAATAAAGTATTTTGCTACAAAATCAGCTAGTGTTCAGACTCTTGGAGCTCATTTAAAACAAATAGAACTTAGTGGTGTTAAACCAGATTTAGTTCTCGTAGATTATGCAGATATTCTAATGCCAAGTGGTAATTTCTTCAAAGAAAAAAGACACGCTCTTGGTAGTATCTATGAAGACTTACGAGGACTAGCAGGTGAGTTAGAAGTTCCTATCTGGACTGCTTCACAAGCCAATCGTTCAGCACTTGAGGAGGATGTTATTGGAGCTGATAAAGTAGCTGAGGATTATAGTAAGGTTATGACTGCTGATTTTGTTATGAGTATGAGTAGAAAAGTAGAAGATAAGATTGCTAATACAGGTAGATTTCACGTGATTAAAAACAGATTTGGTATTGATGGTGTTACTTATCCAGCGACTATAAACACCAATATTGGTCAAGTACAAATCTTTGAGGGTAGTAGCCAGTTTGGAAAAGATGCTCAAAGTAAGATGAATAATAGTGAGGAGTTTTTGAGAAAAGAATTAGCAAATAAATACAATGATTTTAGCAAAAATGTTGAGGGATTTGAATAAAATTTTAAATTATGCTAAATATATATTATATTTATGATTGTTACACGAAATAGATTTTAAGGGAGTACATAGTAAAATGGAAAAATTTCAGTTATCGGATAAGTTTATAGACAAGTATAAAAGGAAAAAAGCACCTTTCGGTTTTAATGGTCTTGGTGAGTTGGTGTATATGAGAACATACTCACGAATCAAAGATGATGGTAAAAATGAGAGATGGTGGGAAACCGTTCAACGAGTCGTTGAGGGAACCTACACAATGCAAAAAAATTGGATTGAATCACATCAGTTAGGTTGGAACGCGTGGCAAGCACAAAAGTCAGCTCAAGAGATGTATGATAGAATTTTCAATATGAAATTCTTACCACCAGGTCGTGGTTTATGGGCTATGGGAACACCAGTTACAGAAGAAAAAGGGTTATATGCAGCACTAAATAATTGTGCATTCGTATCAACAAAAACATTAAAAGATGATTATTCGAAACCATTTTGTTTCTTGATGGATGCTTCTATGTTAGGTGTCGGTGTAGGATTCGATACTAAAGGTGCAGGAGAGATAGTAGTTAAGGGTGTAAACAAAGATAGAAATGAAGAAGTATTTCAAATACCAGATACTCGTGAGGGTTGGGTAGAATCTTTAAAATTACTATTAGAAAGTTACTTCCACGGTACATCCCCAGTAGAGTTTGACTATAGTAAAGTTAGACCAGCGGGTGAACCAATCAAAGGTTTTGGTGGAGTATCAAGTGGACACGAACCATTACAAGAGGTTCACGAAGATATTAGAAAGGTATTAGAGAAAAATAGTGGGGAACCAATCACAATCACAACAATCGTAGACATAATGAATCTGATTGGTAAGTGTGTTGTAGCAGGTAATGTTAGAAGAACAGCTGAGATTGTATTCGGAGACCCACATAATGAAGAATATTTGGACTTAAAAAATTATGAAGTTAACCCTCATAGAGACCAATATGGTTGGACAAGTAACAACTCTATCTTTGCAGAACTTGGTATGGATTATACAGAAGCTGCAAAACGTATTATAGATAATGGTGAACCTGGTTTTGCTTGGTTAGATAATATGAGACACTATTCAAGAATGAAGAACGGTGGTGATAATAAAGATTATAGAGCTATGGGTGGTAATCCTTGTTTAGAACAAACACTTGAATCGTATGAGTTGTGTTGTCTTGTAGAAACATTTCCAAATAATCACGATGACTTTGAAGACTATGCTCGTACACTAAAGTATGCTTATCTATACGCTAAAACAGTTACACTTGGTAGAACACATTGGTCAGATACAAACAGAGTGATGTTGAGAAACAGAAGAATTGGTTGTTCAGTTAGTGGTGTTGCTCAGTTTATCACAAACAGAGGTCTCAATGAATTAAGAGATTGGTTGGAGAATGGATATGATACAATACAAGAGTGGGATAAGATGTATTCAGATTGGTTTGCAGTACCACGTTCCATTAAGACTACTTCAGTTAAACCAAGTGGTACAGTCTCACTACTGGCTGGTGCTACTCCAGGTTTACATTATCCCGAAAGTAGATTTTATATTAGAAGAATTAGACTATCTAAACATTCAGATTTGATAGAACCAATGAAGAAAGCAGGTTATAAGATTGAACCAGCGTTTGGTTCGGAAGACACAACAATGGTTGTTGAAGTTCCAGTAGATGTTGGAGAGGGTATCAGAACAGCAGGGGAACTCTCGATATGGGAACAATTCAGTATAGCTGCATTTATGCAAAGACATTGGGCAGACAACCAAGTAAGTTGTACAGTTACATTTGACCCAGAAACTGAAGGTAATCAAATAGAACCTTGTTTGAACTATTTTCAGTATCACTTAAAAGGTATATCCTTATTACCAAGACACGACTTCGGTGCTTATCCTCAAATGCCGTATGAAGCAATTGAAGAAAAAGAGTATAATAAACAAATCAAAAAGTTAAAGAAGTTGAGTTTTGGTGTCATTAAAGCTGAAGAAGCTAACATAGAGAAATTCTGTGATGGTGATTTTTGTGATGTAGAAGTTATTCCTACTCACGGTGATAATGATGACCAAGAATATGCTAATTAGTGAACAAAAATTCACATACCGCAGACAGGCAGTAGACACACCTGTGAAAAAATGTGTCGTTCATAACAATAACAAGGAGATTCGATATGAAAAGTCGTAATCTAATTGCTATGATGATGACTCTACTAACACCGATGATGTTGTTTGCACAATCGGTAACAGGTAAAGTTACATCTGATGCAGGAGACCCATTAGCTAATGCTAATATTGTTGTAGTTGGTACAGAACTTGGTACTGTTTCTAATGATATGGGAGAGTTTTCACTTGACCTATCTGTAGGAAGCTACACAATTACAGCTACAGTTATTGGATTCAAACCTCTATCCACAGAAGTAGAAGTAGTTGAAGGTAAGGTTCAACCCGTAAACTTCGTACTTGAACTTAATGTGATAGAGTTATCAGACGTTGAAGTTTTAGCTTCACGAGCTGATGAAAAAACACCTGTTGCTTACTCGATGGTAACAAAAGAGGATATGGAAGTACGTCTTGGTTCACAAGATATTCCTATGGTTCTTAATACAACTCCATCGGTCTATGCAACACAACAAGGTGGTGGTGCGGGTGATGCTCGTATCAATGTTCGTGGATTCAACCAAAGAAACGTAGCAGTTATGATTAACGGTGTACC